AGTGATGCAAAGCAATTAGAAGAAGATAAGAATACACACTTAGACCATGCAGAAGAATTAGTATTCAATCAAGGCACACAAGGTATTAAACGTGTTGTAACTACATTCTCACATTTATTGGATGCAGTAGATGGCGCACAATCAGGTGATTCTATTACTACAAAATGGGACGGTTCACCGGCGGTGTTTGCAGGCATTGACCCAGAAGATGGTCAGTTTTTTGTAGGAACTAAAGGTGTATTTGCTAAAACTCCTAAATTAAATAAAACAAAAGATGATATTAAACGTAACCATTCTGATACTACTAAGAATGGAGAACCAGTAAGCAAAGAAGGTTTACGTAATAAACTATATCGTTCTTTAGAGGGACTAAAAGACTTAAATATTCAAGGCGTATTACAAGGTGACATGCTTTTTACACAAGAAGATTTGAAAGAAGTTACGATTGATGGCGAAAAGATGTTAGCATTCAAGCCTAATACAATCACGTATGTCGTCCCAGCAAATAGTAAGACAGCAAAAGAAATGAGAGCCGCAGATATGGGTATTGTATTCCATACAAGTTACTCAGGTGATAGTGTTGCTAATATGAAAGCATCTTTTGGATTTGACTCAAGTTCATTGACTCCTAGTAGTAACGTTTGGTTTACAGATGCACGTATTAAAGATGTATCTGGTCAAGTACAGATGTCAGGTGATGAAGTAAAAGCAATTAAAACAGCAATAAAAGAATTAGCAGGCATGACAGTTGATGAGAAAGCATTTAAAATAATTGATGCACAACTACCATTAAGCCTCACAACAGAATTAAAAGCACATGCAAACAAACCAATAAGAAGCGGACAAGCATTTGAACAAGATGCTAGTAAGTTTGCAAAAGATTTCTATACTAAAGTACATGATACATATGAAAAAGCAATTGAAAAACTGAAAACTGGACGTGAAGGGTCAGCAGGCCAAAGAAAAGTCGCACAACAGCAGGAAATGTTGCAATTCATAGAACAAAATGCACAAAGTATTGCGACAATGTATACTGCGTATCTAAAAGTAGAAGCAATCAAAATGATGTTTCAACGTAAGATGCGTGATATAAAATCTATTGACAGTTTTATTGAGCAACCAGACGGTTCATTCAAAGTAACCGACCCAGAAGGTTTTGTTATTGTTGACCATATTGGTAGAGCAATGAAGATTGTAGATAGATTAGAGTTCTCAGCGGCGAACTTCGCTCCTAGAGATTGATTTTAACTTAACCAACTAAATATTATGGGAAAAAGAGCAGTACCACATGTAAAGACCCCAAAGAGAGGTCAAAAGGCAACTAAGAAAAATTTATCGCATTCAACATTTGTAGCGAAGCGTCATCCAAATAGTAAAAGAGTAACAAGTGGAGCGATAACATAGTAAAGAAAGATAAATACTATTATGTTAACGAATAAGTGTAAAGAACATTGCAAATCAGTTGGGCAAACACGATGGCAACATTTTAGATTTGCAACAGGAATGGCATTACAGATGCAAGTAGTCACAATCGCATTATTAATACATGCGTTAATTCCTAGGTTCTTTACAAGTACAGCGAGTGATAGAATTTTTACACTTGCTAAACGAATGGAAGAACAAAAAAATGGGAAATAATACAGAATTAAGAAAGTTCATTGATGCAGTTCAAACTGTAAAACAAGAACCTATAGTAGAAGTAACTTTAGAAGACACACAAGACTTCCATGAAGAATATGGTTATCTTGCATATTGTGAAGACGGTCTATTCGAGGCAGAATACCAAGGTCGTACTGTTAAACTAAACAAACCAATGGCAGGTGATACTAAAAAATTTAAAGTATACGTAAAGAATCCAAAAGGTAATGTAGTTAAAGTTAACTTTGGGCAGAAGGGCGTTAAGATTAAGAAATCTAATCCGGCACGTAGAAAGTCGTTTAGAGCAAGACATAATTGCGAGAACCCAGGACCAAAACACAAGGCACGTTATTGGAGTTGCAGAAAATGGTAAACAAAATTCAATTTGTTAATACGCTATCTGAAAGTAGACTTTTCAGAACGAAACAAATTGCCGCTAAAGTAAAGATTGACGATGCATCAGACTTAGCATTCTGTCACTTTTTAGTATTAAATGTGATGAATAAAGATTATGACTTTGCTCCGTTGGCAGGCAACTATGCAGACAAGACGATGCAGTTTAGAAATTTTGATTACTTTAGAACAAACGGTACTGACTTGTACATGGCATTGAATAGGCTAATGGGCAAGGATGTAGATAATAGTGATGATAAAGATGAAATCGCTAGTAAGCGTATTGCTATTAATAAAGCAGATGTTTTAAGATATCTACTACACATAGGTGGTAATAAGTCAGATTCTGGCTTTGAACAAAGATATTTGTTACGTTTTCAGAGAGACTTGAATGTACAAGATGGTATGCTAAAATCTATACGTAGATTAGTAGGTGATTGGGATAATCTTAATCAAAATCAAAAAGCATTAGTAGTAACTAGGTTAGTGCAATGGTTTAGAGCAAAAGCAAGACGTTCTGAACTTCTACCAGCACTAGAGAGATTACAAAAGCGTGGAAACTATTCAGTAAATGATAGTAAAGACAAGAAGAAGAAGATGTGGGATAATCCAATCGCACAGGCGGCAGGAGTTATTGGTGCAATCGGTGGCGCAAGAGCATTAGGGAAACGTCTTGGGACTACATCTTATAGAAATAAGCGAGAATTAGGTAATAAATACCGCTAAAAACCCGATTTTTAGTTAAAAAAGATAAATAATACTGTAGGGGACATGAGTTCCCCAAGGTTAAAAAAACATTTTTAGGAGATATAAAATGGCAAAAGTACACGAATCATATGATGCAGGTCAATTCCTTACAGGCTCACTAACTCATTTCACAGTTGGTCTAACAGGCATGGCGGCTTCTGACATGAAACATCTAGTAGAAACAGCAGGCACACGTGCTACTGTAGTAATTCTTGGCGCAATCGACTCTGACGCAGTACGCATCGCAGTTGAAAACAACGGCGCATGGACAGACGCTTCTTTAGACGCGGCTCTAGGTGGTGCATGGACAGTGGCAGACTTCGCATACTAAGATATACCCCCCACGTTTCATTTAATTGAAACACCCGAACTTTTAAGTTCAACCCCACGAAAAGGCCCTCATATGAGGGCTTTTTTACGGACATATTTCCTTTTTTAGATAAATATAGTTAACACATTAGGAGATTATTAAGATGGCAAAAATACACGGAGCCGCATCAGCAGGCGAACATCTTTCAGGTAACATGAACTTTTACACAATGTATGTAAAAGGATTAGATATTACACATACAGGCGATATATTAGACCAGTCACAACAGAACTTAGACGATGTTGTTAACATCGTTTCACTAATTGCACAACCAATTATTATGAATAATCCATTGCCAGTCACACTAGACGGTTTAGCACCAACACTAACAGGTCCAGGTATGCTATTCAAGTTTGCAGTGGAACATGGTGAGGTTTTTGAACGTGGCGGAGATAATGTTTCTATTTTGAATCAAATCTTTCTTGGCACAACAATTGACGGCGTTACATTAGAACCTGCAAATGCTGAGTTCTCAATGTCAGATATTCTTTAATGGTATGGTCGCAATTAATAGACAATAGAAAACAAACTTCTTCCTGGGATATGGATAGGGAAGTTAGCGTTGACACTATTAATGAAATAATGGCAGAGGTTCACCGGCGTTCTCCATCAAAGCAGAATGTTGTGCAGTACGATATTAGTATTATCGGTTGGGATGATAAAGAATTTAGAAATAAATTTAAACAATTTACACTAAAAGAACCAAACCAAGAAGATAGTTTATTCAATACACAAATTCTTGCTCCTTGGTTATTAATATTCACTAAACGACAAGATGCTCCTATCGATAGGTATACTCCCGATGTAAATAAAGATTTATTGACAGCAATGTATAATGAATATACATTAGTCGGGTGTGAAGTAGGTATGGCTGCCATGAATATTTCTTTATCTGCGGCATCACGTGGGTTATCTACTGGTTTTTGCAAATGTTTTGATTGGAATTATAAACATAGTAGTGATATCTTAGAATATCTTGGCATCAGTGAGTTGAAAGACATACATCTATCAATGGGATTAGGTTATGGTTCAAGCGAAAAAAGAACATTAGACTTGACAACAAACGAAATGGTCAATTCTGAGGTAAGAGCAGGCAACTTATGGAAGATAGAACCTAAAGTCACAATGGATAGTTATATAAAATTTATTTAATGGGACAGGCTATACGCCGTTCGAATCAAAGGACCTTCGGGTCCTTTTTTTGTGCGAAGATAAATAATATTAACATAAATGATAAATACAATTAACAACTATTCCGAGGAGTTCAGTGATGGCTGACCGAGATTTAAAAATTGCACAATTAGAAACAGAAAGTCTGGAGACGCATGTTGCAGTATGTTATGAAAGATATAAAAATACTGCCGACTCATTAGAACGACTTGAAACATTAATTGAGAAAAATGCAAATGAAACCAAAGAAGGTTTCCAAGAATTAAAAAAGTTAGTAGTATGGTCAGCGAGTACGTTGTTCACTACTATGTTGATTGCATTACTTACATCAGTATTTAAAGTATTAGGATAATACAAATGTTAATGAATGAACTATATGAACCAGAAATGTATGAAGCGAAACTAGTATATGCCCGTAAAGGTAGAAGCATTGTTCGTAAGTATAGATGTAGTTCAGGAAGATTAAAAGGGAAAACGGTCGCATCACCGTCGTCTTGTTTTAAACCAGTTGATATTAAAAAGAGGTTTACATTAGCAAGAACAAAAGCAAAAATGGGTGCTAGAATGAAACGTAAAGCGAAAATGACGAAGCGTCTTAATCCAGCAAGTAAGAGATTAAAGACATTAAATAGAAGGTAGGAGAGAGACATGAGTTTAAGTAAACAAATTAAAGATTCTATGGTAGAAAGTATTAACGACAAGATTGCAGATATTGCCGACTTAGTTGGTGAGAAGGGTGAAATTGTAACTGATAGAATGAAAACTCTAGGGTTCTCTGAATATGTACAATTAATGAAAGCAGTCAAAGAAGTAGATGAAGAAAGTGCAAGAGATATTCTAGGTCTTGGGCTAGAGGAAGGCACAATGGTTGGCGGAGTTGTTAAGTATGACGGTCAATCAGAAGAAGAATATGCTAAGGCAATAAAATTATATAATGAGTTTATGTCTAAACCTCGCCCAGCGAATGAAGAAACAAATGACATGATTATGTCTTTTATTTTCGATGATGAACTATTAGATGATATGTATGATGCACAGAAAGCCGGAGATACAGATGTCAGACCTATGGTTCTCAAAAGAATGGGTGAACTAGGATTGAATGAAGCAAACGAAGTAAATGAATATGTACAAGATAGTCCAGAACAAGGCTTTGGTGGACAAGAGAAAAGTTTTATCCATGACTTGTGTATGATGCATGATGGTGTTAAAAGAGACCCAGCAGGATTAAAATATCTTGGAATATCTGAGATGTGGGATGAAGGCAATATTCTAAAAGATAAAGGTAAATTAACTACTCTAATGCTTTGGGTTAAGAAAAACAAAGACGCTGTTGCAAAACGTTTTTCACGTCACTTTAATACTTATAGCAACAAAGGTGAAGCATCAGATGGTAACCAAATTATTCAAAACATTATTGGAAAGATTGGTACAGTAAATGAAAGTATCAATGAAGAAAAAGTTCTTGCACAGAACGGAGATTATAAAGCAGTAACAAAAGATGAAGTTGTTCGTATTATGCACAATGATAAAGAAATCGCATCAGGTGACTTCGACAGTGGCGCAGATGGTTGGTTTCTATCTTGGGATGACATGAAAGGACAAAAATTCTTTAGTGATGCACAGGATATGGTAGATTCATTCGCAGTAAAATACGGTATTATTCGTTACCCAGATACAGCAATCTCATATATTAAAAATGATGGCAATGGTTGGGAACACATCTATGATAAGTCATACGGCTTCAAAGGCCCGGTAGATAAGAAAGATATGCAACATGCTAGTAAGATTGCAAAAGAAAAGATTCCATCACGTATGTTTAAAGAACAATATTCTGGTGGAGGTACTGTAGGTACAATGTCACCAGGAGAGCAGAGAGCGGCACAGGCACAACAAGGACAGCAGGCCGCTAATCCAGCCGCAGACAGAAATAAAAAGACACAAGCACTACAACGTTTAGGACGTAAGAATTTAGGTGGCGCAACCGCACAACAGGCGGCAGATGCCATTGACAGAGCGACACAAGGTGAACCATTGACTCCAATTCAGAGAAAAGCAATGGCGCATCAATCACAGAATTTGGATGCTTTGGCGAGTAATCCAAAAACTGCAATGCAGTTTAGAAATCTACTTAATAAGTTAAATCAAGGATAAGTACAAATGAGATTAACAGAAATATTAGGCGGATTATATGTAATGATTAGTGAAGAAGAAAGTGATTTAATCACTAAATTCTTTATTGAACAAGATTACGTAAATGAAACGCAACTATCCGAGCGAGAGCAACATCTTGCCGAGAAGTTAACACACAAGGGAGTGTTAATGCCAACTTTGCGTGGATATAGAACAGCATAACTTACGGAGGACTAAATGAACACAAGTAAAAAAGATGTAGATGCAATGGCAACGTTACTCAATAACTTGAGTGGTAAACCAAAAAAGCAAGTCGTTTCTGAATCAACGAATACCGGTGATATCCAAGTAAATGGCAAGCAACAGAATATTGATGCAATGGCGAAAATTCTTAAGGGTTTTAATGATGCGACATCTAATGTAGCAAAGAAGATTAAAACTACAATCAATGAATCAACCAGAACCGATAAAGGTGTAGATATCGGCCATTTCTCAGTGGAGAAGCATGACGATACCTACAATATACGAGATAATAGAACAAACGATACTTTGTTTGAAGATATTAAGTTATATGAAACTGTATGTGTTATTGCAAAATACCTTAATGAAGGTAAAAAAATCAACTCGAATGAGATTATGGAAGTAATATCAGCGAATAGAAAGTTTGAACAATCATATTATGATGCGTTACAGCATAAGAATTCATATCAATCTGCTAAAAAATCAGGTAATTCTGCAAGAATGGATATTGCAGAAGCACGATTTAGTAGAGCAAAACACGATGCAGGGTCAGCCAAAAGACGTGTTAAAGACCTTTTTGAAGACGCAACTGAATAATTAATCTATGTTAGTTAATGGCCTGCCCGTTTGGCAAAAAAATTAATTAAAAAGATAAATACATGTAGTTAAATATATATTGGGGCAATAACCATGAAAACAACATTTTTTAAAACAGATACAATTAATGTATCATCGCACATGAATGAATACTTAAAGAAGAACTTCGGTTATACAATCGAAGGTGATTTCGAGTCATTACGTGAAGCGAAAGCAAACTTAGAAGAACAAAAGCGTGGAATGAAGCAAGACTTTATGAGTTCTGAATACACAGAAAACATGCTTATGTTAGAAACAATCAAAGCACTATTGAAAGCACACCGTGAAGAAGTGTCGGAAGGTAAATACAAATCTGACGCACAAAGAAAAGCCGTACATGCGGCAAAGTCAGAAAGTGCGCCAGCAGTAGATACTAATTCAAAAGAGTATGGTAATTCATACAAAAAACAGGAGGAAGTAAAGATGGATAAAGTAAAACTAGAAGAATCTCTACTTGACCAGTTGAACGCATTACTTGAAGGTGACGCCGCAGAAGCAGAAATCACTATGGCGGCACGTGGTATCGTAGATGATTTGCAAGACGTAATCGAAAAGTTAGGTAAAATCCAAAATGACCAAATCGGTCCACTAGCAGACGAAATGGCATATTCACATGGCCCAGAACAAGCAGGTACATTTAAATCATCAGTTGATGATGCTATTTCTGGTCTATTAGGTCAGGCACGTTCGGCAAAAGATGCAGTTGCAGACGCAACACTTGTACTATCAGGTGAAAAAGCATCAGACGATATGTCATCCGATATTGAAATCGGTGGCGACATGGGTGATGATATTGATAAAGACATTTCAGCAGATGTAGAAGATGAAATCACAGGCGATATCTCAGCATCAGGAGAAGAAGAAAATCCTTTAGGCAGAGAAAAAAGAGCATAATATGAAAATTGCTACACTATTAAGTGAAAAAGCAAACTACGATGCTCAACTGCGAGGAGATATAAACGCATATCTCATTCGTCTTAAAGCGAATGGAATAACTACTATTGGTACTGATTTAATGGTACGAGAGTTAAATGATATGGGTTATGTAATAGACGCTGAATCGCTAGTTACGTTGTTAGGACAAAGTAAATATATAGCGAAAGTTACAGTTGATACTATTGACTTATCTGTTGCCCCAGGTGCTCAAGGTAAAGATACTGAAAAAGATAAAGATAAAGTTCATAAAAAAGCAGTTGATACTGCTAAGAAGAGGCTAAAGTAATGGGATTAATAATTAAAGGCGAGACAAATACTATTTCTAAAAAAGAGATGAAAAATCGTATCGGTAAAATAGAAGACAATAAAGACGGTATGGCAGGATTGACTGCATCTCAAAAAGAAGTACGTAAAGAAATCCAAGATGCAAAACGTCATAGAGAATTTATGAATCGTGTTGCAAAACAGCAAGAAAAAGATATTGCGGCAGCCGGTGTCGTTGCTACGAGTGAAGTAGTGACTGAAGTTAGCGCCGACCCAATTGTCGTTGAACATACAGATATAGTTAAAGTTAGCATTCAAGAGGAAGTTGAAGTCGTAGATATTCCAGATTTTAACTCAATGACTAAGAAGCAACTGGATGAATGGGCTGAAGAAAGTCTTGGTATTCAATTAGACAGACGCCACACTAAAGCAAAACTTATTGAAGAAATTAAAGAAAATCTTTAATTAACACTTGCATTTTTTATAAAAGTATAGTATAATAATTCTATGCTTAATGAAAAATTTACCTATAACCCACTAGAACGAGTAAACATCAAAGGCAGTCGGCATTATCAAACGCCTGACGGTCAGCCTTTGCCTAGTGTTACTACCGTACTTGATGCATTAAAAGATAAAACTGCTTTATTTGAATGGCGCAAACGTGTCGGCAATGAAGAAGCAGATAGAATTATGCGACTTGCTACTGGTATTGGAACACAAGTTCACTTACATTTAGAAAAATATATACTAGAAGAAGATAGACCTTCTGGTACAAATCTTATCCATCAAATGGCAAAAGAATTATCAGACATTGTTGTTGAAAAAGGCCTTTCAAGCGTGGATGAAGTATGGGGCACAGAAGTCCCATTATACTATCCTGGTTTGTATGCTGGTACAACAGATTGCGTTGGCGTATACAAAGGAAAGCCTGCAATTATCGATTTCAAAACAACTCGTAAGCCAAAGAAACGTGAATGGATTGATGATTACTTCCTTCAAGGTGCGGCATATGCCGAAGCACATAATAAGATTTATGGCACAGATATAAAAACA